CGCCGCGCTCGGTCTGGTACCGGTTGAAGGCGTTACCGTACTCCTGGCTCGCGGACTCCTGAGCGTAGTTGTTCAACCCCTTCATCGTGTTGCCCGAGCGAAGCAGACCCTTGGACGCAGCGGAGTTCTCCATCGCCTTGAGTCCTTCGGACAGGCGGAACGCATACCCCGGGTCCTGGTTGAACTGCTGCATCGAGAAGTTCGGGTTCGTGTTGTCGAACCCCTGAATCTCACCAAGCGCCTGTTCACCGGCAACGCGGTAGTTCAGAGTATCGGCGCGAGAAGTGTTGTAGATATCTTTCTCGCGCTTCATTAGCGCGGTGAACTGCTCCTTCTGGAGACCCAGCGCGGCAGCAGCGGCCTCGGCTTCTTTATCAGCCGCGTGCTTGATGGCTTCGGCTTGATCCTTGCCGCCAGAATAAGCGGCGAGACTACTGAGAAGCGTGCTTAGCGCGATACCCCCCGGCACGAGGAGGTCGCCGAGACCACCAAGACCAGCACCCGTGGCACCAGCAGCGCCCGCGGCGGTGGTACCGGCACCCACGGCGGCAGCAGGAGAGCCCGGAGCGGCAGGGGTAGAAGGTTGACCCTCACCCTTGGGAGGGGCACCAGGTAACCCCGAGCCAGCCCAGTCGGGGTGATTCGCCAGAGCGAGACGGTTCTGTTCCGTCGGGTTGTAGTGGTAGTCCTGCCACAGACCATGAAGATCCCGAACGGGACCACCGATGTCGATAGGTGTCGTACCGACCTTATTTGGTTCGGTCCCGGTGAGGTTGATCCGAGATTCACCCACACTATTGGTCGGCTGAATAGAGCGAGGATCGAGACTAAATTGACCACCAGTAATCGCACCCAACATATCGATGTCGGGCTGTGCAAACTGCACGGAAGGATTATCCCGTCGATACTTCTCGACGGCATCGGTCACCCTGCTGTTGATGTCAGCAGCGGAAAGAGGCGACCCGCCGGGATTACCGGGACCAAGACCATAACTGACACCAATCGCACCAGACGAAAGAATGGGCGCGATGATCCTACCCAGCGGACTCGTAGTGAGCCAACTGTTTACGTTCTTGTTCCACTCGGGAACGGTCGGGTCGGGCGTGGACGTACGCGGCGCATCACCGAACCGCACGACACCCTTGTCGTCCGTCCAAGTTACATTCTGTCCGGTCTGCTGACCGAACGTCTGACGGTTGTCCTGGAACAACCCGTCGGGTCCGGGAAGAGTACCCATCGGAGTACCAGTGTACTCACCGTACTCGGGGTTCTTCCCGGTCCACTGAAACGGGATACCCTCACCAGGGTCGATGGCGTACTGGCCCTGAGCGTTCCGCACATAGGATCCGTCGGGGTTCTTAGCGTACTTGAGCGTACCCTGACCGGTCGGTACGCTATCGCCGAACGCGCCCCCGTACCCACCGGCGTTCTGGCCGCCGAAGCCACCAAAGAGGCTCACGGTGTCACCTGCCTTCCGCTCGCCATAATGTTGATGCTTGTTGCTGCCGAGGCGATCGTACTAATGAACCCACTCGCGAGAAGCATGTGACCAACCAGTTCGGGGAACGTGTACGTTTCACCCGCCTGCAAACTCTTGGTCTTCACGATGAGGTTCTGATTACCAGCGGTATCCGCACTCGTTACGAGGTTGACACTCAGGGTCACCACGCTCGCGCTGTAGTTCGTCGCGGTGAATTTGTCGATGATGGTCGTCACCCCGGTCGAGGTGTACTGCGTCGTCTGCGCGTTCTCCGCGATCTTCGGCGGAATCAGTTGGGTTGGTGTGACCGTCATCTTACCTACCTCTAGACCGCTACGAGGATTCCATTAAACCCGGCTGTCGCGTCAATGTCGGCAGCGGACCCGGTGCCGCGGATCTTAACGATTGCGGGACCGTCGATACGAAAATACGGGTCGAAGACCCAATCGTACGAACTGGTACCTGTGTTCGTAACCTTCATTGAGGCTCGAACAATATAGTTCGTGGTTTGAACGTCGGGGTTCGTATTCACGGCAAGATCGAAGTCTACGCGATCCGTCGCGGTAGAACTATTGATGGCTACGTTCAGGTTGACAATATACAACTGTCTGACTGACGGAATCGCGTAAGCGATTCTCTCTGTCTGACCGCGACCGGGATTCATCTGGACTTGGACCGTCGCGTCGGTCGCCGCGGTAGCGGTGATCGTTCCAACATTGATACTGGTGGCACCACTCGTTATAACCACTCCCCTGTTGATACATACATAGGAGTTCACCGTGTTCACAGGAGTAACACCGTTCAACGTGATGTCCTCCGACACCTCCGCGGTGGACCACGAGGTCAGGCCCCAGATACGGAGGGTTCGTGCGCCGACACCAACGGGTGACCCGTCGTCGCTTGCACTGGTCGAGACGATCGAGTGAATGCGTGCTGCGGTCGGCGGTAACCAAATCTGTTGAAGCGCCGCCGCGTTTGCACGGTTCCAGAGATCGGTCGGCGTCGTCTGGATACCATCCGGTGCCGTACCGAAACGATGAACGGTTTCCATCCCCGACACAAGACCACGAGCGATATTGAGCGTGAAGTCCGAGGCTTGCCCTTCGTAACTCATATGATGCTCCACTCCGTGTCGGTGTAGATGTAGGTCCGCGAGGCCCAGTTGGTCGCAATGACATCCGTGCCCGCACCGTCGATGTTGCCCGCCGCGGGCGTCGTCGTGATGTTGTTCACGCCCGCGTCACCGGTGCCGTCCTTCACGGTCGCCATGGCGCCGACGAACCCGGCCGGAAGACTCACCGCTACGGCACCCGGAGCAGCCAACTTCACGTAGATTGTAGCACCGACCGCGGCCTCGGCGGAAGTAATTGTTACGGGCGTCGTCGTGGCCGTTCGCACGTAGGGGAGGGATGCCGGCGGGGGCACGGCGACCGGAGCCACCTGGAGGGCCTGGACGACCTTCCGAAGTTCCGCGACCCGCTCGGTCAACCCGGCATCCGCGGGGCCTTTCTGGAGCCCCTGGAGGGCCACGGCAAGCGCCATCGTATCGGGGACCGGCGGCACGACCCCGAGGGACTGAATCGCCTTCGCCACGACCGCGAGTTGCGAGACCAAAGGGGAGTCAGTCGGCTCCGTCAGTACGTCGGCGATGAGCGCTGACAGGTCCACGTCGGTGGTAGGAGGACCGACCATGAGATCCGTGATGGACATCTGGTTCTGACCACCACCGGTTAACTCGAACAAAGAAAAGAAGAAGTTGTACCACTCCCTGTGAACCAGGCCGGTTCGAGGGTCGGTCAATGGTACTCGCGGAGCGATGATGTTCGTAGCGTTAGGCATTCGTCGGACTCACGATCAACTCTGCCCCGAGGATGATGACCTTTACCGGGTCCGTACCCGACACCTCGTACACGCGGTCACGAATCTTCATCGTCATACCGAGTCGGCGCCAGATGACCCGAGTGCCGTAGGTCCCGATTCGGCCCATACTCAGCCAATGCTCGTTCGACCACGTATGACCACCGTCGTCGGACCAACGGAGCATCACTTGCGGATCACTACCCTGTCCACTGTTCAATCCTACACCGACCTCGCAATCGAGTTGGAGCGAGTGATGCGTGGACCGCGTGAGGTTGTTCACACCGGTCGGCAACGCACGCCAGGACCGAAGCCACTTCTGAATCGAACCGTTGTCAGCGTAGGTGTCGAGGTCGAACGAGTAGATCTTCCCGTCCTCGTAGTCACCAACGATTACAAGATTGTTAAAGAACACCTGACAGTTCGAGCGGTGACGGGTAAACAACCCCGTCGTCTCATCGAACCCGCAGCGTTCGTGCCACGCTTGGGTTGAAGCGTCGTACACCCAAGTGGTGTCCTGCGACGGGAAGACGAGGACGTAGAAGGCGTGACCGTCCTGCTGGTACGTGTACGCCAGCGCATCGGAGAGGTCGCCGTACTGCTGGATCTGCCACTCGACGGCGTGAGTAGAGATGCGTTCACCGCTGTACCCACGAGCCCGGTACACGATGCCGTGACCGCGGGCGTCACTCGACAACCAGAACACCGTGTTGTCGGCCTTCGCGAGAGTGTACGCCGACGCACAACCAATCTCGGTGAGAGCCCCCGAAATGCGCTGGAACGGGAACCCCGCGTTGCCCGCGTTGTACCAAACCTCCGTCGAGTTGGTACCGAAGACCCACAACTCGCCGTGGTCCACGATGAGACCCACGACGCCATCGGGAGACCCCTCGGCGCTCGCGTAGTTGGTCGGGTCGATGGACGTACCGTCAAGAAGTTGCGTGACCCACAACGTCTGACTATCGGGCTCGTTGAACACGAAGAACCCGTCGAGGTAGCCGACGGTCACGGCGCCCGGAAAGTCGATGTCCGTAATCTCGGCGAACGTGTTGGTCTGAGCGTTGTAGATGAATCCGTCAGGATCGCAAGCGACGAACAACTGTGTGCCGTTGTCGGACATACTGACGGGACCGGTGCCCGACACGGTACCCAGACTCGTCGCGACGTACGAGGACGTGACCTTGTACAAGGTGTTGTTGCTGACCACGTACAGGTAGTCCCCGAAGGTCCACAACCCTCGAATGGGACCGTCCCCGATGGTGGCGAGCAGAGACAGACCAGGACAGCGGCTCAGGAACGCGGGTTCCTTGCCACCCTCGGGTATGGCCTCGGGGAAGAGGTTGACCATCCGGTTGTCGGCTGCGTTGACGCTGCGTGCGACGTAGGATGAACCGAGGATCGGACTCTTCATTAGTACGGCTGCCCGTTGTACCAGTTGAACCCGCTGGGCATCGGAAGGACGCTGTTCGGCATCGACATCACATCCATCGGATTGTTAACCTTCTCGATGTTGCCCTTGCTGACACGGGCGATGTCAAGCACACTCTTGGGGCAACCGATGCCGAACTGGGAAGCGATCTCGCGCGCCAGATTCGACCAGAACGCACGCATATACCCGGGAGGGAACGCAAGTGTCGTGGTGAGAGATGCGGGCTGATCGAGTTCCTTCACGCTGACGAAATGCATTTCGAGATCGCCGGTCGGAACGGGATAAACATGAGCCGTGATATTAGGATATTCCATAAGCGGGTACAGGACTTCCGGGTAAGGGGAAGTCGAACTCTTGAGAACGATGCTGTTGTATTGTTCCTGATTGACCAGTTGGATCTGGTAACTCAAATTGGAGACGGTGAAGTACGTGGCATCGTCCAACCAGACGGGACGGTTACCCACGAAGTCACCAGTAGGACCAAGCGTCCTCGACGTGTAACCAGATGCCCAGGTAAACACCTGATCCTGCGTCGTGTAGCACGAAAGCTTCTCCGTGCTCCACGAGTCGATCATCATGTTCATCGCCATCAGAGCGTCCGCAGACGTGGCGGCCGAGGGAGTTTCACCCTCGGCCAGCACGCCCAGCGAGCGCAAAGTCATGTTGATGATGTCGTTCGCGGTGTAGGACACCCGGTTCTCCTACTTCTTCGCAACCTTCTTCGGTTCCGAGGTCAGGAAAGAAGGAATTGCCGGGGGCGTCACCGGAGCCACCGGAGGCTCCGAGACGACCGTCGGATCGAACTCCACCCACCCGTTCGCACGAGCGATGTCCACCTCCATCATGTTAGAGTACGCCATCGCACCGTGGACCGGGTGCTGAAGGTAGACGACGGGCATCTTAGTTCACCGTCAGAACGTCGGACGTGATGACCTTGCCGCTCGGAAGCACGAACGACAAGTAGTACCCCGACGCGGAGGACTCCGTGAGTGTGACACCCAGAAGACCGGCCGCGGTCGTGGTGACCAGCGCCACCTTACCCGTGACCAACTCGGTGAGACCACCGTTGGTCAGCACGGCAAGACCATCCACCGCCGATGCCTGCACACCGGCCGACGTGCTGATGTACGCCATCATCGTGCGAACACCCGTCACGGCAGAACCGGCAGCATTGAGGAAGGTGAACTGCGTCCCGTTGCTGCCGGAAGCCGGCGTGCTGACCTGAGACACGCTCGCGACGGCATCAGATGCGGCGTTGGTGATCTCTGCCGTAGTGGCCGAGGTCGCCGTCGCCGTTCCCGTGGTCAGCAACACGTTCGCCGCAGCACCCGGGTCCGGGACCGTGATGGTCCGCGCCGCCGCCATCGTGCCGAAGGTGAACGCGGTCGTCGTGTTGCCGGTGTTGTCCGCGGCCGTGATGGCAACCTTTCCCTTGCTCGCGGTCGTGGGGAAGATGTCCACCGAACCAGCGACACCGGACGAGCCGGCGTCAAGGTTCACAAGACCGACGTTGCGAAAGGCAGCGATGTCCTTGTTGGAATCGACCACCACCGCCTTGGATGCGGTGACGGTACCCGCGGTAGCACCACTGGTGCTACCAGCGGAGTTCAACTGGGCAGCGGTCGCCGTGACAGCGGTACCCTCGATAGCCCAGCCGGTCTTGAGGTCGGGGTCTTCAAAGAAGACCCCGACGGGCTTGCTGTTCGCCATCGCCTAGCCCACCCGGTACAGGTTCCACGTCGCCGTACCGGTCTTCACCAGACGGAACGTCGCGGAAGTGGCATCGGTGACGAGCATCGAACCCGCACCCGAGGCGTTGGTCGTGACGCCCGTGCCACCGGCCAGCGTGGCCGTGCCGGTCGTCGCGTTCACACCGAAGTCGAAGGACGAGCCGATCAGCAACGACTGAGCGTTGCCAAACAGCGTGTCGAGTTGCGTGCCCGTGGGCGTCGTCAGGGTGTGACCCGAGCCCGTGTACGACAGCAACCCCGTCAGGAGTTGCGTCGTCGTGATGGTCGAGGTCGTCGTGAACGTGGCCGGCGGAACGGTCTGCACGCCCATCACGGGGATGCTGCCGCTGCCGTAACCAACCTGAACTCCGGAAGTGCCGTCAGGCAGCGCGGGAGTCGGCCCGAAAGTTCCAACACTCATTGTCTATGTTCCTTGACCTTTCAGATCGCGCGCTTAACCCCAGAGACGAACGGCAAGTTCGGGCCGGATGACAGCCCAACCGTACAGCACGTCCAGACGGGTGATGAAGTTGTCGTTGACGGGATCCCACGCCTTGGCGATGCGCATCGAGATGCCATCGTAGTTCTCGCGGGCGGCCATCTCGGCACTCTTGGGGAGTTCGAGGTCGGCCGTCACGAAGGCGATGGCATCACGCTGGAACATCAGGTTCTGCGGGTACGCCGTCGAGGCAGCGCCCATGAACGTGACGGCAGCACCCGACTGGGGCAGCGTGTCGATGATGGCGAGGGACTGACTGGTGCCCGAGTACATCGCCTTCTGGACGGTGACCGTGACGGCCGAGCCCGAAGCGGTCGCATCGGAAGCAGCGACGAACTGGTACAGCGAGCCCGTGGTCACGCGGGTCTGAGGGTTGACCGCGTAGACGTTGGCGATGGTGAAGACATCACCCTTCTTGATGGTGTCGGTCGCACCAGTCGTGGTGATGGCGATGGTCGTCGCACCCTGGGTCGAGACGGTCGTGGTGACCGTGCAACCCGTCGAGGCGCGTGAGCCACAGGTGAACGAGGAGATGGACTGGGACATCGAGATCTCGTCCCACCCGAGGACGTTCGAACCCATGCGCCCCTTCTTGTACTGGGACGAGATCGTGCTGCCAGGGTTGAAAAGGCCCTTCTGACCTTCGACCAACGCGGCACTCGCGGCCGGGTTGACGGCACAGTAGCGCATCGCGTCAGGAGCGGCGGCCTCGTCCAGCTTCTGGATACCGGCGAGCAGCACGGCCGAGGTCGAGGGGGTGGTGCCCGGCGTACCGACCGACTGACCGATGTATTGCGCGACACCGGACGCAACCTCGTAGTCGATCTGAGAGGCGATCTGCGAGACGGCAGGCTCCAGAACCAGCCGGGAGAAGTCGTCCAACTTCATCGCCTGCTCGGCGCTGGAGAAGGCGAAGTCCGCGCCGATCTGCGAGGAGACGGTCAACGGAACGTACTGCTGCTGGACCGGCTGCACCTGGATGCTCGCACCACGGCGAACGAGGTTGCGGTTCGGCAGGCGGATGCGTAGGGTATCGCCGATCTTGGCGCCCGACTTGGCGTACTGATCGTCGTACTGCTTGTTGACGTTGCCGGTGACAACCAGCTTGTTCTTGAGAATGACCAACGCTTGACGCGTGATCATATCAATAGTTAGCAGAGAGTTGGACACTTCTCGATCCTTTCAGGAAGCCCTAGTGGCGCTTCGACATTTCTTTCATTCTCTGCTGAGCCCACTCGTCCATCGACATCGCCTTGATCGACCTGGGATCGGAGGTGCTGTAGTTGGGAGTAGACGCACGAGAGCCAACAGGGTTGATGGGTTCGGGGGCGGAACTCACCTTCTTCACAGGAACCGGAGCATCCGTCAACTTGGCTTCGATTTTCCCGAGTTCGCGAGCTTGATTCAGCGGATCGAGTTCGGCGATGCGCGCGGCATCACGCGGGTTCTTTCCGAGATGATAGAGTATTTCCGGTCCAACCTGTGATGTAAGGATTACATCCCGCATCGCCTCGGTAACCGGAAGGTCACCATTGTACGCGACCCTTTCAAAGTCGTCGTACTTCGCTCGCGTCTTTTCCTCGCGCTCGTAGAACGTACTCGTAGCCTCGGCTTGTCTGCGTCGAGAATCTTGCTCCTGAATGCGCTGCTCGGCCTTCCAGTCGGCCAGCGCATCGACGTACTCGCCGACGGTCCTAAAGTTGTCGGGGTTCGGTGCTTCCGCGGGCGACACTTGCATGCGCGCCTCCAGTTGCGATTCGAGTTCCCGACGGACCTTCCGCTCGATCTTCGCCTTCTCGGCGCCGATGATGCGGTCAAGTTCTTCCTGTGTGAAGGTCTTGGGTTCGGGAGGAGACTCCTCCCCCGGCGCCTCGTGGCTCTCGGTCTCGGGGCTCGCCGTGGGCTCCGATTCCGGCGCGGATTCCACCGCTCCCTGAACAAAGGCTTCGTCTGACATTCAAGCTTCCTGCGGAAACGCCCGGTCAAGTGGGCCGGTACACCTCAGTTATACAGCCAACCGAGACAGCCGTCAACCATCTTCTGATGGTGGATTGGGTAGTATCTCGCCAGCCTTCACGAGTTCGAGGGCTTTGATAGCACCCTCGATACCGTGAAGTTCCGCCGTGTGTGTGGCGTGTTGCTTACGAAGGTCCTCGATCGCCTGATCGATATTGGGCTTCGACATACGACTCCTTACGTCGCGAGAAGGATCCTGTAGTTCGTACCGTTGATCTTCACGGTCAGGGAATGAGTAGACACCACCGCGGCATCGGCAGCAACCGCGCGCTCGGTGTAGATACCAAGGGTCGCGTTACCGGCAGACAAGTCCACGGAGTAGAGTTGCGCGAGGTCGGTACTCGCGGTGGGCGCCGTCGCGCTGTTGGACAAGGCGAGGACACCAGCCGCCGTTGTGCCAGCAGCAGTAGCACCGATGCAGAGATTGCCGCCAGTGGTGAGAGTGACCTTGGTGGTGTTGTTGGTGCGGATCAGAAGATCGTGATTGCTCGCCGTCCCGAAGATGCCCGCCGTAGAGGAACGCAGTACGGTCTCCACATCATCGGTCGTATTCCGAAGAACCATTGTCGCACTACCGGCACCAAACATACCGAACATGTTGGTGCCCTGAACGGTAGTGGTGGCTTCCGGTGTACCGATGACCAACGCCCACGTCTTGGTGATGGTCGCGTTGGTACCGGCAATCGGACCACTGGTGATCGCAACCGTCGCCGCATCCGCAACCGTAGACGCAGACGCGAACGCATAAGTCGGAGCGTTGATCAGAAGTTCCCGTTCGAGGGTCAACGCACCAGCAGCCCAGGTCCGCGTAAACGCATCCCAAACAAACGAGCTGACCTCGGTACTCGCGGTTTGCCCCGTACTGTTGCCCGGCGACACACTAAGAGTCGTAGACGCGCCGCTCGTGCGTGCGGTCTCGCTGAAAGTCCACGGACCAACGGTGAGGTTCGTCACACCAAGCGTCGTCGTCCCGGCAGTGCTCGTAAGACCGTTGTTCGCGGTGGCAAGTCCCGTGGTAGGCGAGACGGAAAGACCAGCGACGGGGACAGTCTGAGTACCGGCAGGCAGAGCCGCAACACCGGCAGTATTGGAAGCGACCAGCGCGATGTCGGACACAGAACTATCCACGTTCCGATTCATCATCGAGTATCGGTACGACTCGTAATCCTGCCCATTTTGAATATACAGGGTCACAACGGTACTGTTCACATCGTTGGTTGTCGTAACGGCCGTCACTCTAGCCGCGATCAAGGAACTGGTGGCATTGGCGAAGTCCACCACTACGATGGGTGCCGCACCCATCGCTGCCTGCTGCTTGACGCCGAACTGGATCAGACCGTAACCGTGACTCGCGGAGTCCGACGTGTTCGCCTTGGACACCAACAGGACGCAAGACGCGCTCCGTAGTTGCTGGGTCAACGTGATCGTACAGATCGGATAGTAATAGTTAGCGTTGGATGCGCCGGTCGTTTCGGTGATGTTCGTACCACCCTGACCACCGTAGACGGCTTCCCAGGTGCCGGGAGTACCGGCACTCGTGCAGCGCCACAAGAGGATACCGTTGATGGATGGACTCAGGTTCCAACAGATGTCCCCGACGATCCACGAACCGGCGGTCGGTGCGGCGGTGTTGTATACGATCGAGCGGCGCACGCGAGGACCACCGTACTGGCTAGACACGAGTTCGGCACCCTGAACAAACAGACCATTGCTCGTGTAGACGCGCCCAACGGGCATATCGTTGTTGAACCACGCGATGTCGGCAAGAGTAGAACCGTCCGTGATCTCACAGACCTTGGTCGCGCTGTTGCTAACAGTGATGAAGTTGTTGGAAATACGACCCCGAGCGGTGTTACCAAGGAACTGGAAAACACGCTGACCAGAGGACGTTTCGAGTTCCATCGTGTTCCCGTCGAACACGAGACCGTCAACATCCCCGAAGTAGAAGAAAATGAACGCGCCGTTGGTCGCCGAGTTGCGGAACGTGTTTCCGCTAACGGTCATGTTCTGAACGAAATATGCCTCGGCGCGCCACGCGATGAACGCACCAGTATCGCCGGTCGCGTTATCGAACACGTTACCGGAGATCGTCAGATTGTTCAAGGATCCACCGATGGCGATGGCCTTGTTCGGGCTATTCTGAATGTAGTTGCCCGTGATGATAGCATTGTCTCCGATGACAACGATGCTCTCATCCTCGCCGTTGTTCATCGAGTTGTTGGCGATGACGCAACTATCACCAGAGTTCAGGTAGTACACGCAATTGTCCAGTACGCCGTCAAAGACGCACTCCTGGACGCTGTTGCGATAACCACCATTGATGATCACACCCTGACACACGTTGATGAAGTGACAGTTCGCGACGGTGACGTTCTGTGTGACCGTAGTATCGTTCAGCGTCACGCAGCGATTCAGTAGAACCGCGCTCTGGTAACCCCAGTCGTACACCTTACACCCGCTGATCAGACCAACGGTGGACTCCTGAATCAGCATCGCGCTGTCGGTGGCGTGATAGTACGGATTCGCAGGAACGTAACCCGTGAAGACACAATCGAGGATCGACCAGCGATCGCACGTATCGGTCTGGACGGCGGTTCGGTTCTTGCTATTGAGGTTGAACGTCAGTCCGCGAAGGGTCCAGTTATCGACGGTATCGAACAAGAACAACGGCGACTGGAGCACGCTGGTGTCCGTCTTAATCGTCGCACCATACCCCTCGATCTGAACGCTGACCGAGATGGTGACGGAGCCAGATATATTGAACGTCTTACCGGCCGGAAATTCAATCTTCGCGCCCGCAGGAACGTTATCGAACATCCGTTGGATCGCAACGGTGTCGTTGGTGGTACCGTTACCAACGGCACCGAAGTTCATCGGGTTGTAAGTACCGGGGGTGACGTTCGCCATCTTAGAACACCTGCGTAAATGCGTAAGAGTCGTCGCCGATGACGGTACCGACCCAGCCGGTGTACGGGGCGGATGCGGTCACGATGTAACCCACACCAACCGTGCTCGCGCTCGCGGTCGGTAGAGCGGAAACCTGAATGAAACTGCTGTACACACCGCCGTAAATGTTGTCCCAACTACCAACCAGTACGTCCGTGCTGGTGTACAAGACGAACTTGTAGGCGTAGCCGTAGATCACCCACACACCGCCGCTATCAGCACGACCATCGGTGTCGAGGATGATGGGATTAGCGTTGGCGGTACCACCGCTGACGCTCGTGTACGTGGCGAGTGGAGTAGTCGTTCCGGCTACGTAACTGTACAGTTTGCCACCAGAGATGGGATCCCCATCACTGTCAACGAACTGCTGCCCGTTACCTCCGACCGGCGACTGTACGACGGTAGGCACTAGTCGCGGTTCCCGGGCTTGGCGTACACGTCACCACCGGAAGCGACCTGGATGGCACTCACGCGCCACTCGCCGCTCACCGTGACGGGCACCTTGAAGCAGACGAGGGTGTTCGCCGGGATGGGCGTGCTGGCCGTCGTGGCAACGACGCTCTCGCCGACCTCGATGTAGGCCGCCGTGGTCGAGAACACCCACACGAGTTGAGGACCGGGAGCCCAGGTCCCCGTGTTCCCCGCGGTGCCCGTGTAGGCCACCGTACGGCCCGGAAAGGCCGTTTGTGAACCCGCATTGACGAACTGGTACATTACACTTCTCCCGGGGCTTGCGGGGGTTGCAGCGCGGCCTGCTGCTCGGCTTGTTCCGACGCATGAGCGGCGTTCAACTTCGCCATCATCGCCTCGTGGTGGTGCTGACGGTCCTGCATCATCGCCTTGTTCTCCTCGATCATCTGCTTCGTGGGGTCGATCGGAGGAACCTGCTGCTGAACCGCCTCGGCCTGCACGGGGTCCGCGGGTTTCATCGCGACAAGACGCTTGGTCTCGGCATCGTACGCCTTGATCCTCGCCTCGAACTCCTTGACCGTGACCTCGCGCGCCTCGATGGAGTTGTGCGCGTTCTGGAGCATCCCGTGAGCCTTCTCCAACTCACCCTTCATCTGCTCGATGATCTGCTTCGCCTTCTGCATCTGCGGGTCATCATCGTTGAGTAGTTCGGGAGCAATGGTCTTCTCGAACCGTTTGGCGAGTTCGTGAGCACCGGGCCAATCCATCTGCTTGACGAACAGATCACCGGCGATCTGCCAAAGGTCGGGGTTGGTCTGGATCAACTGCGCCATCGACTCCAGAGCTTCCTGACGCTTGGTCGCGTAACCCTTACCCGTCACCACGACCACATCATACTTACCGACGTTCGGGTTGTAGATCTTCTCGATCACGATGTTCGGGTCCTGGGAATCAACCACCGACGCGACGGGCGATGGCTGAGTAGAGTCGAACTTGACCATCTTCTCGCTGCCGTCAAGTCCGATGGTCCGCGCCACACGCCCGGGCTCATCGTAGATTTTCGGGATCAAATTCACCAACTTCTTCCCGAGCGCACGAATGGCACGCGAGAGGTTGTCCCCGTAGTGGTACGTCGAGACATCACCCTCGTGCTGACGCGCCAGGATGGCCTTGCCGCTGCGCTCGTTCGACACCTGCCCGAGGCTCGCGTTGTACTGCCCCGTGGCGTTCTTGATGTCCTCCAGAGCCGCACGTTTGGCCTCGATGATGCCCTGTTGGACCATCGGCGGCTGCACGCGCTGTGGCGGCGGCGCGAGTTGCCCATCATCGCTCACGACCATATTGTATTCGAGATAAGGCCAGTTCTGAACGTTGGCCGTCTTCCACTGTTTCTCGAACCCCTTGAACTGACCAGCGACACCAACAAATGGTGCCTTGGGGGCAAGGGCCAGCATCTCGACTTCCTGCGAACACTGGTAGTTGTACATCCGCTGGGGATCCTTCGCATTGCGAACGATACCGGACAGGTACACCTGACCCTCGATGCGGAAACGGTTACCGATCACGCGGACGATGGGGATACTATCTCCCGCCCACTCCTTCTTCTCAAGGATCTCGTAACCATTACTCTTGATCCACCAGATCTTGTTCCTGGAGGACTGACGCTCCTTGATAGGAGGACCGAACTGCATCTCGTACATTTCGTATTCAGGATCATCCTTGAATACGACTTGACCCTGCGCGAACATGCACAAGGTTGCAGGAGTGGCCTCGCGGTAGAAGTATTCGGCGATGCGAATGGTCTTCTCGTTGTACCAAGGCTTCTCGTCACCAACACCGACTTCAAGATCGAGCGACGTGACCGACTTGGCCTTGGGGAACTGCGCCTTGTACTCCTTGTGAGTCAGGTCAGCCAGAATCAAAGCCCAGTCGGCATCCTCACCCTCCGCGGACGCCATCGGATCGAGATAGACGCAGAATGGGTTGTCCATCTCCACGATGTAGATGTCTTGGTTGAACGAGAAGGGATCCTCGTACCTCGTAATGATGCGGAAATACCCCTCGCCGTGAGTCGTGGAGGACTCGCAAGCGGTGTCGTAGGCCACATCAGCATCGGAAATCTGCTCGATGTGTCGAATGACACCCTCGAACACCTCGGCTACCTCGGCGTGTGCGTCTCCGTTCGCCGACACGACGTTGATGCCCGGCCGGTTCATCCGCTGATCGTTTGTGACCTGACGAATGTGCTTCGGCAACTGGTTGACGGTCAGCATCGGCCGCGCCATCACGTTGTCGCCGTTCCCGATCTGGCGCGTGTTGACCGCGTACTGCGGCCATTGCCAGTTGTTGTCGGGCGAGCCCGCCGCGAAGCGCAAATCGTCCAACTGGGACGTGCGCGAGTCGGCGTAGGCGGCCATAGCGGTGTCCAGACGGTCGCGCATCACCGACAAAACGTCGGCTTCGGTCCTCCCGTCGGGGTTCTTGCTGTCAGGCCCGTCCGGGTCGTCCAGAAAGTCGCTCAATGACTCATCCACCCGTGTGTGGCCGGCTCCGAGAGCCAGAGATTACCGTCGTCTCGTCCGCTTGTCTGCCCATCATACCCGCTCTCGTGCCGACTTGCAACCGGATACGCGAAGGTGACCGCCAGCGCATCGGCCGAGTCGGGAGAAGCCAACTTGCGCTTCTTCATATCCTTCTTCGACTCCAGAAAAACCACACCCTTGGAGTCGGGTTGCTTCTTCGGGCCCGAGAGATCGGTCTTGAGGTACTTATCGTCTGGAATCTGCGCGATGCGAAGCCAGTCCTTCATGTCACCCCACATTTCGGCGCGCTTGTTCCCATACCGACGCTTCTTCCGAGCCGCCCACGAGAAGTTCACACCACGAACAGGATACTTCTGCTCCTTGAGACGGTCTAAAACGGGACCACCCATACCCGTCTCGTCAACAACCACAATATCCGGGTCATATTTACGGATCGCTTCGATGACGTGTCCAACACCTTCCATCGTACCAATCTCGGAATCGGACAAGTTGTACCGCTGAATATCCAGGATCCTACGACCCTGCCGCACGAGGATGACAAACTTGTCCGAGCCACCACGCGCGGGGTCAACACCAACGATGATTGGAGCCGTCTTGTCGTCCATCACCTCTCGACCGACCGCCTCGTTGACGATACTCGGTGCAATGAACGTCTCCTCGTCGTTCATCGGTGCTAGACCATAGACCTCGACACGAGCCTCGTCGGAGTCTGCCCCGTACTCGTCAATAATCTCCTGATACGCGGCCTGGTCGGTACCCTCGACGGTACGAGCGTCGATCTGCTCGTTGTCCCACAGGTCGCGCTTTTTGTTGAAGATCTCGAAGAAGTGACCCGTGTTACGACGCATCTGACTGAACGCAAACCAGAAGCGGTTGAACGTCGGCTCGGTGAAGAACCCGTTGGCAACGGTCCAGATCGAGTCTGGAATACCACTTGCCTCATCGAAGATGACCATCACGCCGTCGTGGTTGTGCGTGCCTGCATACGAGTCGGGCTTCTCCTCCGACCAGAGTTTCCCCTCCGCACCCCAATACTTGGTGGACTTTTTGAGTTGCGTCTCAACGAGGTCGGCCAACCACTTCGCTGGCTTCATCGAGATACCCACCACCTCCCACCAATGAGAGTTGAGCGACATCGTGACCCACTTGTCCAACTCGGGCCACGTAATCTTCCGCAACTGGTCCTCGGTGTTAGCCGACACGATGACCGTGGCGCCGATGCGACAGGTGAGGAACCACTGAACGAGCCACGACACGAGGGCAGACTTGCCAATACCACGACCCGAGGCGCGAGCAAGACGAAGCAGCCTCGGGAGATTCAGCACCTTCCCGTGCTCGATGTGCTGCTTCACCTTCCGCAGAATCCGACGCTGCCACTTGCGAGGACCTTTGAAGTGTTCGAGCGGGGTGTCCTTCACACCCCACGGGTAGTTGTACATCACGAACGCCTCCGGATCATCCGCAATCCGCGGATTCCAGAGTTCGGTCATTATGGTCTGTTCTTCCTCGGGGCTGTACTGGGTCTTCTGCACCTAGTCCTCGTCCCCTTCATCATACTCGTCGTCCACCGCCTCGTTCAGCATCAACGGCACCGGGTCGTCCAGCAACTCCACGTCCACGACCTGCCCGAGGCGACTCCTCGCCGCTTCAAGCGCACCAACGATGGAGATGTTCTGGTTCACCTCCAGCGTCTTGGTGTCGCCGTAGTCCTTCCGATTCTCGCGCGACACGAGCCACTTGTAGGTCTCGACGCAGAACTTGGCCCGTTCGAGTTCGACGGGGTTGTCCTCGCCACCCTCGGCAAGTTCGATCATCCGACCCGTGTATGCCTCGCTGCGAATCTCCTTCGCTTCCTTATAGAGTTGCTTCCTCGTCGGGTCCTTACTCAACCACCGCATAAACGAGCCGAATTCGATCCCACCGTACTCCCCCGGCAGGTTACGAAGCGCGGCCGTCAGCGTGGATCCTCCATAGATGGCGTCCAGCACGCGGGGGAAGACGAGTTCGTACCGTGCGAGGAGGTACGCCTTGGCCTCTGCCGACTGGGTAGTCCGTTCCGGTCGCGACGAGGTACGAAGCCACGCAGGCGTTTCCGGTTGACGAGGTTGGGCGGCGGCAAGCCACGCGGGGAGATCGGCGCTCATATAGGTAGTATGCCCGAAAACAGCAGACGAGTTCAAGTGGGTCTTGGGTTTACCTGCACTATATGAACGCGAATCGCTCTACGTAGAACAATATCACACTGAAATAATGGGTTTCTGAAAAATAGGTCCGCGGAAATTCTGAACCGTGAACAGCGGAAATTACATTGTGATAATGCCTCCTGAAAAGGTGAGTCATCAGTTTGTGATAATTGGTTTTCAGGAAAATTTTAAAATTGGTGAGTCATCAGTTTGTGATGACTCACCTTTTCAGGAAAATTTTAAAATTGGTGGGTTATCAGTTTGTGATGACTCACCTTTTCAGGAAAATTTTAAAATTGGTGGGTGGGGCCAGCCCAAGCCACCCCACCAAACCGCCAAGGCCCTCACTCCCCCCGGGGTACCTTACCACGCTGAAATGCACCATCCTGATAATATGCTGCATAACCAGTCACAGCGCGGCTCTCCAGGTTCGAGGTTGTGCGAGCGATAACAGCGTGAAGTGTACGAGTGTGATA